GTTGCACTAGTGAAAGCACTACTTGAAACACCGCCTGTTGAGGTCGAAGTTGATGTTACTATTTGACCTTCAGACTTCAATCTAGTAGCAGTGACGTTGTCAATAATTTCAACGTTATCAACTGTTGCACCACTTATGAATATCTCATCAGACTCAGAATTAATTTCATACAAACTACCAAATGATTTATTTGCTTCAACTGGTACAATTACAAATGTTAATAAATTAGGTGCAGTTTGATTCATAACATAGGTAGCCATTTCTGTGAAACTAAATTTATCACCAAAGTCCCAGTTGTCTAAAGCAAAAAACTGATTCATTGCTTGTATTACTTTTACTTTTAAATCATTGTCATTAACAACTACTTCTGTATTTTTTACAATTTTAAATTTTGCTTGTAAACTTAAATCTGCTTTATCTCCAAATAAAACTTTATATTTTACAGGGTGATAAATTACTTCATCACTTATGGATTTAATTTTATTAATATTTGCTCCATAACTTGTAAACAGTTCATCTGTACTTGGCGGTAAAGGTCTAGTCGCTGTTGTTCCTGCAATAAATTGTCTAAATTTAGTGTCATAAGATTTTGTTAATATATAAGTGTCAATTATATTTGTACTGCTAGGATCTATTCTATTTGAATCATCTGCACTATGCACATATTGAAACTTAATATTTTCTCTACCTCTAAATGCCTGATAATCAGTAGTCAAACTTAATTGAAGTGTGCTTGAATCTAAAATTTTAAAAACGTTTTCGTCTACAAGATAAAAAATAGTTCCATCATTATAAGAACTACGTGTACCAACTGCACCTTCATTTTGTTTAACTGTGATATTGCTACTTGGAGTGTACGTAAATATTTCACTTTGATCAGTTGTAGAATGTTTTTTCATAAACACCCACTTGGCATTTGGATTAGTTGCAGGATCTACATATATTTCAAATATGTCTGGATTATCTACTACACCATCACTATCGTTGTCAAAGAAACTTACTTCAACCTTTTTACTGTTTACATAGTTGTCTGTATCTCTGTATTCTTTACTAATTTGCCATAAAAAATCAGTTGTAAAACTTTCTAACGAATCTGGTTGTCTATTAATTGATAATATGTTAATCTTATCTTTAATAAGTTTACCAGTTCTACTATCGTAAATCTTATCTGTTGAATCATAATAAAATTTAATTTCTTTATCACTTTCAAAAACATATCTTGTTGTTCTATATGTTAAAGTGTAATTTACTCCGTCTGTTTGGAATAACAATAACCAACTGCCGTCTAATGACTGTTGTGATTCATCTCCAGACTGTCCTTGACTAAATGCTCCTGAAGTTTTTAAATTTTCTTGTTTAATTACTTTCCAACTTTCCGTACCAACATCAAAACGTAAACCAAATGTATTGTAATTGAAAATTTGATCAACTACTTGACTTGATATTGCAGTTTCTAAACCATTTGCAAGTTTAGGTCTTACTTCAGATAAAATTGCGTCAGAAGGTATTATATCATTTAACACTATTGGTCCTAAACCATTAGTAACAGTAGTACCATCTGTTGCTATACTTACTACTTTTGCCCATTTATAACTTACTGCATTAGGATGATCTAAAGCACCTGGCATTAAAGTATGTTCGTCTTGAGCCATAAAGTGTTTGCCTTCTGGTGCAGTAAATTTTAAAAGTGTACCAGGAGTTACATATCTTAATGAACTTCCTGTAAATGTTCCTACCTGCAATGGTTCATCATTTACATTTTTAAAGAATCCGTTTGAGTTATTTGTAGACTTATTACTTTGTACCCAAGTCGCACCAATGTCGCCTGTAACAATTTTAGCAAATTTACTTAGATAAAAATTATTAATATTTGTATTTGATAAAAGAGGAGTAATTGTATTTTCTACAATTCCTTCAACATCAGTTCTAGTTGTAAAGTTAAAATTTGTAACTTCTTCTCTGTCTTCTTTATAAATTACACCGTCATTTCCATAAATGTTTGTGCTTGAATATTTTCCTGTTGAATCAATTAAATCAAAATATCTTGATATACCTGAACTTGTTCTGTTTACACTTTTTACTTTTATAATTTCTTGGCTAACTGATAAAGGACTTACTTGATAATCTTCACCAGTGACCATTCTGTTTTGTGTGTAATAAGTTGCAGGTGCATTATTTTTTATGCTTTCATTAGTTTCACTTACTGACGCATTATCAACAGTGTATTTTAATTCCATGTCTATTGTTAATGTTTCGCCTACACCATTTCTACTAATATATGGGATAGAAACTGTTATGCCAATTAAATCATCTGGCTGTATTGCAAAACTTCTGTTCTGTGATGTTCTGTAGTAAACTCTAAAATTACCTTGCGGTAAGTTTCCAAATGTACCGTCTGCAAAAATTAAACTTACTCTATCTTCTACTCTACTTAAAACACTGTAAATATTTTTAATTCTTTTGTTAACACTATTGTAGATTACATTGTTACCTTCTACTGCATCTACTTTAGTCCACAGTTGGCTTTCTGCACCATTGTTATCTAATTTGTATAACCATACATCTGCATCATTAACATTTGTTGCGTCTAGTTGTACAACTTGATTAGATCCTGGATTAGTAATACTAAATTGTCCTTGGTCTAAGATACCTTGTCTGAATGAACAAAAATATCCTGTGTTAGAACTACCATTACCTTTTCCATCTTCTCTATATAAAAATGCTAATCTATTTCCAGGTAAAGGTGCCTCTTCAGTAATTTTACCAGTGCCAATGTCTGAACTTACAACTTCAAAGATTGTACTCTTGCCGTCTACAGTTTTTGTAAAACTATAAACAGGAACATCTGCGTTTGTGGCATTGAATCGATACTGCTGAACAGTTATACCATTGACTGTATCTGATTTGACCGGTTTGCCTATGATTCCGTTTTGTGGTAAAGCGGCATTAAGTACTTTTCTAAACTGTTCTGACCAGTTAGAATTTGCAGGATCATTCCATACCACAGTCTGTCCTGCAAGGTTAACATTGTTGCTGTCAAAAATTTCTTCAGTAGTTGCTATTGATTCAAATTTAAGTAAGCCGTTTGCTGGTTGATTACGTTTTGGATTGTAAGAAAGCAATCGTGCTAAACGGAGAACTGATTCTCTTCTTTCTGCAAGTTCTAAATAATTTTCTCTAGCATTCAAGTCAACTCTAAATGCAATGTTTTGACCTAAGAAAGCAATAAGATCAATCAAAGCGAGATATTCACTTGATTCAATGTAATCGTTAAAGTCCTCAGGATAATTAGTTCTGAGGTAATTTATCATTGTTCTACGTAAATTATCAAAGTCATAACTCTGAAAATCTGCGTTTCTGAAAGACTGATAAACACGTTTCCAGTCTTCTGCTAACAATAATCTATTTTGTCTATATGTTGTCGACATACTGCTTCCTTACTAAATGTATTTACCTGAAACCATTATCTGCGTACTTAATTCTATGCAATAAACCCTGCGTTCTGATCAAATGTCAAAAGCAATGATTCTGATATGTTGTACGGAAGATAAGTCAGTGAAACACTTATTTGTAAGCCACTTTCATATTGATCAATAGTAACATTGTTTACTGTTACTCTAGGATCATAGTTTACAATTTCTGTAACATTTTCTCCAATGGCTTCCTTTAAATCTTCTGTTAGTGGTTCGTATAATGCGTCCCACACTATTGTTCCAAATTCTGGATTTTCTAATTTTTCACCCTGTCTTATATGAAATAAGTTAATGATGTCCTGTTTGATTAATGCAAGATCATATAAATTAAAACTTGTTCCGTTAGGATCAACTGTGCTAATACCACGATAAGCACGACTAGTCACAGGTGGCTTCTGGCGTTTTGCCGTTTGCACTTTTACTGTTTTGATTACATCTTTTTCCTGTGTTCCCATAATAATATTTATTGTCCTTTCTTGAACGTGTCAACTGTTAAGGCTACTGTTTGTGCCGGTAATTCTTCTGGTTCTGTTCTATCTGTTTTAGTATCAACAAACACTGTTGGATCCATGCTTTCATGATGTGTCCAAGGCTCATGTTGCGGTAAGCGTTTGGAAAGCGAAGCGTCCGCGATAGCGGTAGCGACATCGGGAAAACGCGGTGTATAGCCGCTGGCGGCTTGCGGTAACTTATGTGTAGACAACGGAGT